TTTTAAAAAAATGAAACAAAATCATTAATAAATAGTAATACGAATCCTAAAAAGCATTATAAAATTGTGCTCTTAATAGTCTTGTTCGTTTTTCTCTAAGAACATTTTCAGCCCTTTACTTGTTATACCTAGTTTACTCAAAGCTTTTTCCTCTATTTGTTTGACTCTTACAAAGGAAATACCTAGTCTGTCGGCTGCTTCTCTCAGGGTCATTCTGCCTTCTGGATGATTGTTTACTGCGACAACAGTACAGTTTAGATCATCCTCGTAGTCTATCCATAGCCTACAATCTTTCTGGCTACAGGTTTGGTTGTCTTTCTCACATTGGTCATAACATTTCATAAGTCTGGAAACTCCTTTTCGATAATATCAAAGATGCTCTCAAGTTCTTCCTCCTTTAGAGCAAACTGCTTTTCCACTTCCCGACCCTTCTTGTGAAGGGCTTTTCCTTTACGGAGCCTTCCTTTATTATGTTTTCTCTTCTCTTCTTTTACCTTCTCGACATAAGCCAGTAGGTTCTCGTCTCTATTCAGATACCCAGTTACAATGTCTCTCAAGAACTCTCCTTGATAAAAGCCATCGTAATGAAGACGAATACGAAGATCAGCATGCCTCTTGTCGGTTTCCTTGAACTGGATGACCTTGTTGAGATTGCCGTAATCTATTTCGTATTTGTCGCTCATTTGTTCCTTGATAGAATGTGGGTAAAGCTTTCGGCTTGACCTGCGACTGTCTGCTGAACGAAGCGAGCTTTGGTCTGAAGTTCTCTAATAGACCGAGCACCAGAGTATGACATACCACTTTGGATACCGCCTTTGAGATCTTCCAAGATACTATTGACATCTCCCTTGTATGGGATTGTCGTAGAGATACCTTCTGGTGTAGATGTCTTGCCTCGCCAATTAACTTGGGCTTCGCTCGAAGCCATACCACGATAGACCTTGTATCGCTTGTTGCCGTTGTCGAATACCTGTCCGGGTGATTGGTCTGTACCAGCCAGCATTGAGCCAAGCATAACAAAGTCAGCACCAGCAGCCAGAGCCTTTACAATATCTCCACTGGTTTTGATACCGCCGTCAGCAATGATAGGGATAGGACAGCCAGCCTCAACACAATCAATGATGGAATGGAGAGCAGGCATGCCGTGACCACTTACCAATCTCGTAGAGCATATCGCACCTGAACCGATCCCCACTCGGACACTATCAGCACCCCAGTTAGCCAAGTCTCTGGCTCCTTCACCTGTCGCAACATTGCCAGCCATCAGATGAACCGAACCTCCTAAGACCTTTCGCAGTTCTCCAAGGGCTGCTTTCACTAGCGAGTGGTGCCCGTGTGCTACATCAACACAGAGAATGTTGGCTCCCTCTTCTACAAGGGCTTGGGCTCTCTCTAAGTAATCACCAGTCACACCGATGGCTGCTCCGACATTGGTTGTGTCTTTTAGTTTTGCTCGTCGCACCAGTTTGGCTTGGTCTGCTGGACTATTGTAACGGTGGATAATCCCCAAGCCTCCATGTGTATCAATAGTAGCAGCCATATCAACTTCAGTGACAGTATCCATTGGGCTGGAAATAATAGGCAGATACAAGGTTGTCTTGTCGTCCAGTTGGTTGCTGGTTGTTAGAACCTTTCTGCTTTCGATGTCTGAATACTGGGGAACCAGCAGGACATCATCATAACATAAGTTAGCCATTGTGTAGTCGCTCCTTCATTAGTTTACTCATTTTGTCCCTTGTTGCTTGGGACACAGCATTCTTAGCACAACCAAGCATGGAAGCCACTTGGACTGCTTGTTCCTTTGTTGCTATGAATGTGCCGTCAGTGTCGCCTTCTTGGTGTAGACGAAGACCATACTGTTCGATTAGTTTTTGCTTGAGGAAAGTAAACTTCTTTTTTGTTTCTCTCTCGGCATAAACTCCAATCTCGCTGGTGCCAGTCCAATATAGTTGGTCGGTCTTCAGACCTTTACGGCTGGGAGATATTGGGTCTCCGCAGCCGTCTTTCTTGTATCGCAGGTTGTTGTCTTCACAAAACTGCTTGTACTCTTGCTTAGTCATTCGTATCTCCAAATACTTTTTCTATGCCCTCGTCGATTTTGCCTTGGCAGTCAGGGCAGATTAGGGTAACCTTCTTGTCCTCTGGCTTGACAATGACCCGCCAAGTCATAGCCATTTCTCTGCTGTTCTTGTCGAAGGGAGCAGAGCAAATGGAACAGTTATCAGGACGAAGACCGAACATGGATACAGTTTGAACTAGTTTGTCCTGTGCCTGCTTCTTTGCCTTTAGGTCCTTTTTTCTGTTGACTTTCTTGGATAGTTTGCCCATTAGCGATCACCCGTAGACCCAAACCCACCTTCACCACGAGTAGAGCCATTATTGAGTGTATCCTCGGTTACTTCCTCAATGCCGCAGTGAACGACTGGAACGAGGACTGCCTGAGCGATTTTGTCTCCCGGCTTGATTACCTGTGTCTCACTACCAATGTTGTGGAGGTTCACATAGATCTCACCGTCATAGCCGGGGTCAACAACACAAGCACCAACAACCAACTGTCGCTTGGAAGCAATACCTGACTTGTTCTTGATTTCCAGCATATATCCTTCTGGAACTTCTGTCTTTAGCCCAGTAGAGATTAGGTTGCTTGACCGAGCAGACAGCCAGTATTCGCCGTTCTCTTCTAAGCAAGCACCTCGGTTACCATTGGGACAATAGAACAAATCCATGCCTGCATCGGTTCGGTGTGCCCGTACAGGCAGTTTTGCATTGGCTCTAATCTTATAAAACTTTAGGTTCATTACCACTCCTTTTCAGTTACAATCACACTACCCTGATTGTGGACACTCTCAGCATAGCAATAATATTCATACTTGTCAACAACTTTCTGGACAATCTCTTTCATTTTCGCAGAGTTACCAGTCACAATCCTAAACGGCGGCTCGTTGAATACAACAAACTCAATCAACCTGTTCTCTGCTTCTTCGTGCTTTGTGCCGTGTAAATCAATTGTTTTCATAACTCTTTATCAAATAATCTATGTACCACTTGGCTTTTCTCAAATCCTCAATACCATTCTTGTGTTTGTATCTGGTAACATACTTTATGATACTTCCAACACAAAAGCCTTCAGCATAACCCAGACCATCAATAGCATCAATGACTTCCATACTAGAAGCATTGTAGTGGGCTGGGTGGTCAACCATTTCCTTTTTCATCAGTCCTCCAAAGTCTCTCTCAAATCTGCTGCTGAAACAATCTTTGTTCCTTTGTCTCGCACATAAGACAAGGGGAGCTTTGGGTCATTCAGAGCACATCCTTTGTCAACAAAAGCATAGTCAAGCTTTTTCAACAACTTTTCATCAAACCCGACACTTTCCAAGGCAGCTTTTGCTTTCGCCCAATCATTCAAGCCAGCCAAAGTCTTTGTTCCTTCGTAAAGCTTTTTTTCTAAAGTAGAGAAGAAGTCTTCCATTTGTTTAGCAGTTAGAGAATAGTGTTCTCCTGTGAGTTCATTTCCGTCAGTATAAGCTGAAAACACCCAAGTGGAAACCTTCCTCCACTCATTGATTTTCTTTTCCTTTACTCCACGGGCTGTGCTTACGCCAGACTTTTCACAATGAAAGGTTTTCAGTTCAAAGTCGTAATCCTTGCCTTTCCATACGGTGTCAGCATCAGGTTCGTACTTATTTGACCTGCCTGATCGCAAATCTAAATCAAACACTTTCGCCTGCTTTTCTTCTCTTATGCTGTCGTTAGTTGCTCTCTTGCTCATTCCAAATCTCCTTGTATCGTTGGACTGCTCGTTCTTTGGCTTTGGCTTCTACCATTACATCTACATCCAAACCGAATGTATCAATCTTCTTGTAGACATAATCAGAGTGAGCCTGTGGTTTGATCTTGGGATCGTTCTGCTCTTCTGGTCGGCTTTCACTGTAGTGAATGACTGGTGTAATGTCACCCCAAGTCATAGCAGCAGTAAGCATTGCTTCCTCTTGGTCTAGACCGCCAGTGCAGAACAAGTGGTGGTGTTGGTCATGCACGATGGGAATGCCAATCTCCTGATACACACTATCATACAATTCCTTAGTAGAGTAGAGCGAAGCCTTGTCGTCGTTCTCTACTGTAAGCCGAGACTTGACTGCATCAGACAAACGGTGGAAGTTCTTGCAGAAGTTAGCAAGAGCCATTGGCTTGTCGTTGTAGTGAGCACCAACATGAATATTTAGTTTGTTGTATGGTGTGCGAGACAAGCCAAGCATATCAAAGACCTCGCCGTGGATCTCCAAGTCACGGATGGTGTTTTGGATTACCTGCTCGTTGGGAGAGGTCAGCTTGTTGAATGGTCCGGGGTGGGATGTAATCCGATGCCCGTTGTCTTCAATGTAGTCGCCAGCCTCTTGGAGAGCCAAGCAAATGTCATTGTAGTCTGGTAGGTCGGACAACTTATACTCGGAAGCCCACGGGAACAAGTCAGACGATAAACGAAAGAACTTGAACCCGTGAGCCTCATTCCACTTGAGAATAGTGAGAAGGTCTCGGCAGTTTGCCAACGCCAGTTCAGAAGCGTATGCGATGCCCTTCTCTAGGAAGGTGCGCTTAATCATAGATCTATTGGTAGTCACACGCTCAGACTTAGGCAGTTCAGACAATTCCATGTTGATACAAGCATAACCGATGTTGTTCACACTATCTCCTCTGTAAAAGTTATGTGTCGATTATAGTGAATAGCAAAACGGAAGTCAAGTATTATTTCCAAAAAAACTGGATACAAACAATAATAATAGCCAAGCCAGTACACACCAATGTCTTCGCTGTAAACATAGACTCGCCTAGAAAATACTGGGTGAGGAATGGGAATGTGATATAGGAGATCCCAAAGGCAACATACCTAGCAGTCCAAAGCTCTCCTGTTGCTTCGTAGATATGTTTTGTCCCATACCAGAATGCTAAGGCAATAGGCAGAGAGAATACAATGGCAGCCATGAATGGCTTGTCTTTCCACCAGTCCCATACCAGTTGTGAGTTGGTCTGGAACCAGACGAGGGTCTGCCCTGTTAGAAATAGCAGTGTGCCTAGCAATAATGTTTTACTCATTTCCCTCGCTCCTGTGGATAAGAAAGGCTGACTTTCTTTGGGTTTAGCTTTTTGAATAGTCGCTTGTAATACTTGGTTTCTCCCGGAGAAGAGCCGAGGATATAAACATACTTGTGTTTAGCAGGAACAGGTCTGGCTTCACAACTTTCCCTGTATTTCTTTTCTTCTGCTTTAATTTTTACTTTTATGTCCTCGGGGATTATTTCCCAGTTGGGTGAATACTTTTTCATGTATCCTTTCCAAGTTGCCTTGTCTATGCCGATTGCTTGAGCATACCGCTGGTACTTGGACTTCTTCCTGAACTCTCGGTCGGAGAACCAACCTTTCTCTGGGTGGGCTGGGTCAAGGTATTGCTTGGCTGTCCCACTGGTCTGCCCTAAGTAATAGAAGTTGCAGGCTTGGTAGATTGTCCCCAACTCCTTGGCTTCTGGGTCAGAGTAGGCTGTGAAGTATCTGAACTCTGTGTTCTCAGCCATCCAACGAAGGGAAGACATAATCAGCCAAGAGCCCAAGTTCTTTGGTCCCCAAGAGATACAAGCACCACGAGAGATTAGTTTTTCTTTGTCTTTGTTTTCTTTTCCCAAAAGGTTTGAAAAGGCATTCGGGGTTGCCATAATGATAGTGCCTGCCAGAGTTCCATTCTTCTTTAGCCTCGCTGTGAATCTATGTGTTGGTCGGTTGGGAAGTTTAGCAAGCCACTCGTGTCGCTCGATAAACTCCTTTACCTCTTTACATAGTTCCTTCTGGTCGCTGGATACAT